ACTGCATCATTTACAGCCGCTAACGATGCAACCGACTGGCCTACTATAACTAGTTTTCATGATGGATATACTGTAATTACTTTACAATACAATTCTTCAAGTATGTCGGCTAGTGATGCTCTACAAATTTATGTAGAAGATCAAGAAGATTATGGTCAGACAATTAGACCTTGGCAGTTTGGTACAGATGCAATTGAAAGAATTAGAGTATCTAATCCACAGTCAATGATCGATGCAGACTTTGAATATGGGTTGCAGCCTACAAAATGGGCTGGTTATGGTACAATCAAGGGTTATCCTTCTACTTATGATGAACCTGGTGTTGACTTAACGGTTAATACAATAACTACAGATTATAATACTTCAAGCTCTACAAATAGTCTTATAACAATTACATTTACGGATTCGGCTCACGATTTAAGTGTTGGTGATGTGATTAATGCTTCCGGGCTAAATCCAGGAACCGCTGGTTTTTCAAGAGCGGATGGTAACTTTATAATTGAATCTGTTCCTGACAATCAAACAATTAAATATTATGCTCGTGGTTTAGTTGGAACAGCATCTGGTCAATCACTTAAAACAGAAGAAACACTTGGACGTAGAGGTGGAATATATGCTAATGCTTCTATACCTACTACCGGCGCAACTTCTAATGGATCTGATCCTAGTACCATTACACTAAACATGTCCGTACCTCATGGACTTGTACCTGGATGTCCTATACACGTTCAAATGGATAGTGGAACAAATGCGAGTTATGCTTCAGGTCCTTTCTTTATTAAATCTACCCCCACATTAAGTTCATTAACTTATACTGCAAGAGGGGGTGCTTCTGTTACAAGTCCTGGTTCTGCTACTCTTTATGCGGTTTCAAACTCTACCATTCTACATAGACCATCAGATGGCGGGGTCATTCTTTCTACAAAAACTCCGACTTATGCCGCATCTGTTGTAAGACAATCTAAACGTTTCTTTCGTTATCAATCAGGTAAGGGGTTCTTATGGTCATCTGGTACTTTGTTTGCGCCAAACTACGATAACCAAAGTATCACAGCCTCTGGCACTACTATTGGTTCAACCATTACTGTGAAAACAGACGATATTGATCACGGGTTACAAGTTGGAGCAACAGTTAAAATTGAAGGTGTTCAAACTTCTGGATATGAAGATACATATACAGTTTCAGGAATTGCAGACGACTACACATACGAAGTTGCTGCTAAATCTACTTTAGGCGACACAACTGCTGTGCTAGACGAAATTAGTAAAACTCGTGTTACTGGTTGGGTTGGTGCTGCTGTTCGTGCTGGATTGTTCGATGATCAGAACGGTGTATTTTTTGAATATGATGGTAATCAAATGTTTTGTATTCAGAGAAGAGCAACTGAAAACGTAACTGGTACTATATCTGTTACTCAAAACAGCGCAACAGTTACTGGTTCAAACAGTAGATTTTCTGAACAATTAAGAGCTGGTGATAGAATTATCATTAGAGGTATGACACATTTTGTTACTCAGGTGGTAAGTAATAGTACCATGTATGTAACTCCTGACTATAGAGGTGTTACTCAATCAGGTGTTAGAACTCAAAAAATTACTGAGATTAGAGTACCTCAAATTAAATGGAATATGGATAGATGTGACGGCACTGGTCCTTCCGGATTCAACTGGGACTTCACAAAGATGCAAATGATAGGAATTGAATATTCTTGGTATGGTGCTGGCTTTATTCACTTTATGGTTCGTGGATCTGATGGTCGTTGGGTATATTGCCATAGAATGAAAAATAACAACATTAACGATGAAGCATATATGAGATCGGGTAACCTTCCTGTTAGATATTCTATTGAAAATGATTCGCCTGTTACCTATTTGACCTCTACAATTGATAGTAATGTTACTAGTATACCAGTTGCCAATGTTCAGGAATTTTCAGAATCTGGCACTCTAATGATTGATAATGAAATTATTACTTACACTGGTAGAAGTACAACAGACGGGCCAGGTAACTTTACAGGAGCTACAAGAGAAGCTACTCTTACTCAATATCTGCAGGGTAATACTAACTCTCTAACAGCAGGTGGAAAGGTTCCACATAGCAGTAACACAGGCATCATTGAAATTTCAAATACCTGTTCTCCAACATTGTCACACTGGGGTTCCGCTCTAATTATGGACGGTGGATTTACAACGGATCGTGGTTATTTGTTTAACTATGCAAGGCCAGATATTTCATTTACAACTGCTCAACAAACAGCTTTTGCAATTAGATTGGCTCCATCAGTAGCAAACTCACAGGTTGGTAGATTAGGGGCAAAAGAACTTCTTAATAGATCTCAAATGCTTCTTGAAAATGTTGCTGCAAGTATGGGTCGAGGTAACAACTCATCTTCTGAAGCAGTTGTACTAGGTATCCTCAATCCTAAAAACTTTAGTTCAGCAACATGGACATCACTTAATCCTCAGAGTAGGGGTGGGCAACCTTCTTTTGCTCAGATTGCTGATGGAACAGATATTACTTGGTCTAGTGGTACATATGCATTACCAGGAGAACAAGTATTTGCATTTGTTGCTGACGTGGCTCGGACAGAAGCTATTACTACAAACCTTAACTTAGAAAAACTAAAAGAAATGTCAGGTGCTCCATTAGGGGGTGACTTTAAATATCCAGACGGACCAGATGTTCTTTGTATCAATGTGTTTATGGTTGCTGGTACTTGTTCTGGAACAATTCAATTGAGATGGTCAGAAGCTCAAGCATAGAAAGAAAGTAAATGGTACAAAAACTTAGTACATTTTTAGGAACATCATTAGTTGAAGCTTCATTGGATTCGGCTGGCGTAAGAGCTATTGTACAAAGTGAGACTATTAAACTAGATTCTGGGACAAGTGGGAATTATATCAAGACCCTTGTTGGCGGTGATGGTTTAAATGTAACTGCTGCCGCTCATGCGTTAGATGCTACTATCACTATCGATAGTAGTCATATAGCTACTGTTCAAGGTACTCAAACCTTAACCAATAAAACAATAAACTTATCACAAAACACACTAGTAACCACTCTAGGTCAATTAAACGCAGCAGTTAGTGGATCTACACTTGCATCTTTAAATGGAAGTGAAACTCTCACAAACAAAACACTCACCGCTCCTACTATTACTACTGTAGATATCCAAGCTGGGTCAATTACTGATATTAGTACATTTGGCTTGAAAGATGCCACTACTACTGCTTATGAAACTCGTATCAGATCAAATAACGTAAGTCCAATTTTAACTGCTGATAGAACATTAACACTTGATGTTAATAATGCTAATAGAACAATTAGCTTAACTGGTGATCTTACACTAGGTGGAAGCTTAACTACGTCAGGAGCACATAATACAACCTTTACAACTTCAGGCACAACATCTTTAACATTACCCACAAGTGGTACAGTCATATCTAAAGATGTTTCGGGTAACTTTACCATTGCAGGTACAATGACAGGTGAAGTTGATCGTAATGCTAATACTGATGTAGTCGCAGGAACTTATGGATCTGCTACTGCAATCCCTGTTATTACTGTCGATGCAAATGGTTTTGTTGATAGTGTAGGAACAGCATCAGTATCAGGTGTATCTGGTGTTAGTTATGACTCATCAACAGGCGTACTTACTGTACAAACCGCTATTACAAACTTTAGCGACTCCATTACACTATCACCATTCTCAACTTCTGACTTGAGCGAAGGAACCAATCAATACTTTACACAAACGAGAGCAAGAAGTTCTATCAGTGTAACTGATGCAGGTGGATTTGGTTCTTTAGGGTACGTAGCAGGAACTGGAGTAATTACTTATACAGGTCCTTCCATTAGCAATATTAGAAGCACATTACAAGATGGCACAGGTATCGATTTTGACAGTTCATCAGGTAAAATTAATATCGCTAATACTAGCGTAAGCGCAGGCAGCTATGGTAGTGCTTCAGCAGTTCCAACATTTACTGTTGACGCTCAAGGTCGTTTGACTGCAGCAGGATCAAGTTCACTCTCTACTTCAAACGTTACAGAAGGCACTAATCTTTACTATACTGATGCGAGAGTAGATTCTAATATTACTAATAATGGTATATCGTTAGCTGATCACGTCAAACTTCAAATTGGTACGGATAATGATATTGAGTTGTTTAGAGACAACTTATACTCTCATTTGAAATTTACCACTAACTTTGCAAGAGTATCGTTTCCAGGAATTATAGTATTCCATGATAGCACTAATAGCCAAGATGCATTTGGGTATGGTAGTGGTTCTGGGTTTGATGCACGTTATAACGGTACTAAGAGATTTGAAACCACTTCTACAGGGGCAAAAGTTACAGGTAATCTAGACGTTACAGGATCTTTCACTACTATTAGTACCACAGGACTAACTGAAGGTAGTAATCTTTACTATACTACAGCACGTGCAGATAGTGCAATAGATGCTCGTGTTACTAAAAGTTTTGTAGATAATTTAAATGTTGATGCCGATACTCTTGATGGACAAGAAGGCACTTACTATCGTATAAACGTTTATAATGCATCTGGAACTCTTTTGAACTAATATAAATATTGTAAAAATAGGAACAAAAAATGGCATCTCCTAGCTCAAGACAAGGTTTGATTGATTACTGTTTACGCAGATTGGGTGATCCTGTCATCGAAATTAACGTGGATGAAGATCAGATTGAGGACCGTGTAGACGAAGCATTACAGTATTATAGAGAATATCACTCTGAAGCAACTTATAGGGGTTATATTGAACATCAACTTACAGCTAGTGATATTACTAACGAGTATATCTCTATTTCTTCTAATGTTCAGCAAGTAACTAGACTATTTAAGTTAGAACAAGGTTTGTTTTCTCGTAATATGTTCAGCATCAAGTATCAAATGCATATGAATGATATCGCTAACATGCATTCGTATATCGGTGATCTAGCATACTACGAACAAGTAATGCAGTACATGTCTTTACTTGATATGAGATTAAATGGTACTCCACAAGTTGATTATGTAAGAAAGCAAAATAGACTTTATATTCATGGCAATTTTGAAGACGGTGATGTAAAAGAAGGGGAATATATTGTAGCAGAAGTGTACACTGTCATAGATGAGGGTAGCCATACTTCTGTTTGGAATGACATGTGGTTAAAGGAATACACAACACAGCTTTTGAAACTTCAATGGGGAACAAACTTAATTAAGTTTGAAGGTATGCAAATGCCAGGTGGCGTCACGCTTAATGGTCGCCAGCTATATGAAGATGCTTTGCAAGAACTTGAAAGATTAAGAGAAAAGCTAAGAATGGATCACGAATTACCTGTAGATTTTTTTGTGGGGTAATTCATGGCAACTAATCTTTATTTCAGCCAAAAAGTACAATCAGAACAAAACCTTTATGAAGATATTGTCATAGAGTCTTTAAAGATGTTTGGGCAAGACGTTTACTATTTGCCAAGAGATATTGTAAATGAAGATAAAATATTTGGTGATGATGTTCCTTCAAGATTTAGTTCATCTTATAAAGTAGAAATGTACATTGAAAACACAGAAGGATTTGATGGTGAAGGAGATCTATTTACTAAGTTTGGCGTAGAAATTAGAGATCAGGCAACGTTTGTTGTTGCAAGACGTAGGTGGACTGCTACTGTTAACAGATTTGATAATGATATTAACAGCACTAGACCAAGAGAAGGTGACTTAGTGTATCTACCGTTGTCCAACTCTATGTTTCAAATTATGGCAGTTGAGCACGAACAACCATTCTATCAACTAAGTAATTTAGCAACATACAAACTACGCTGTGAACTATTTGAGTACAACGATGAGGACTTTGATACAGGCACTGACATTATTGATGGGATTGAGCGAGCTTATGCATATGAGTACCTACTTACCTTGGATAGCGCAGGTGGTGGGTTTACGGTAGGAGAAACTGTAAATCAAACACTAGCATCTGGTGTTATTATGTCAGGAGAAGTTTCCGCATTTTCAGATTCAGATAATGTTCTCAAGCTTGTTCACATTGGGGCAAATGATGGTAAATATCATGAGTTTGTTGCTAATAGATTTATTGTGGGTACTACTAATATTAATTTGGCAGGTAAAAAAGCTACTGCAACTGTTACTGCAGTTTCAGAAGATAATCAGATTAGTCAGAATGAACAGAACACAGACTTTAGTACAATCGGCGCAGACTTCCTAGACTTTTCTGAGAATAACCCATTTGGTGACCCGGAGAATAACTAATGGATATATTTGATTTTGGTTTTACAGCAGTAGATGAAGAAGAACTTGAAGTAGTTCAAAGTAGGGTAAAGGATGTTGAGGACGCCAAACTAGCATCTGCCACCTATGAAGAAAGACTAAATAATCTATACAATGCCATTGTACCTCTCCTAAACAACCTTAAGAAAAATCCTGAAAAGGATTATATTCTTTGGCCTAATAGATTATCCAAGGTCGAAGAATTTGAAGAATATTTACAAAAGATTTATAAAGGTTAACGATGTTTGGAACTTATTTTTATCATCAAAGAATTAGAAAGAGCGTGGCAGTCTTTGGCACACTCTTCAATAACCTTTATGTGTTACGTAAAGATAGCTCAAACCAAGTAATAAGTCAAGTAAAAGTTCCATTATCTTATGGTCCAAAAAGAAAATTTCTTGATCGTATTAGAGAAAATCCTGATCTTGATACTGATACAAAGGTTGCTATAAAGTTACCAAGAATGTCATTTGAAATCGTTTCAATTTCATATGATGCTAATAGACAACTACAAAAAACAAATAATTTTACGCAAGCAGGATCTACAAATAATTTAAGAAATAAATTTTACAGTTTTGTTCCATACACCATTGGGTTTCAACTAAACATATATGCAAAGTCTCAAGACGATGCATTACAAGTTGTAGAACAAATATTGCCTACGTTCAATCCACAGTATACGTTGACATTAAAGCCTTTTACAGATTTTGCTAATGTTAAGGAAGATGTTCCCATCACACTGACAGGAGTAGATTTTCTTGATGATTATGAAAGTCCTTTAGAACAGCGTAGGACAATCATATACACTTTAACATTTGATATGAGAGTTAATTTTTATGGGGCTATTAACGAAGCTAACATCATCAGAACTTCTATTAATAATATATATGAACAGAACTCTGGTTTGTCAGATTCAGATATGCAAATCGGTAGACTTACAGTGACTACTGATCCCGCAAATGTATCTGCTGACAGTGATTTTGGATTTAGTGAAACTTTAGATTTGGAATTCCCATTTGACAGTGCATAAAAATGACAAAAGATAGTGACAATGTAGACAATGATTTTGAATTTGCTAGAAGAACTTATTATGATTTGCTCGTAAAAGGTTCTGAAGCACTTGAAGAAATGATGGAAGTGGCAAGAGCCACGGAACACCCTCGTGCATTTGAAGTGTTATCTGGCATGATGAAGAACATGGCAGATGTTAATGGTAATCTTTTAGACTTACATAAAAAGAAAAAAGACTACCATAGTAAGGACACTCCAAAAGAATTGCCTTCTACAACAACCAATAATAATTTGTTTGTGGGTTCGACAACGGACTTACAAAGAATGCTACTATCCAAAGATAGTGAACCCAACGATAATGTGGTAGATATAAGTGACTATTCCTCAGATAAATAACACCTACATGGGAAACCCTAACGTTAAACGTGATGGGGTAGCTCACAACTATACTAGACATGAGTTGGAAGAGTACGCTAAGTGTATGAAAGATCCTAGCTACTTTGCTAAGAACTACTGTAAGATTATACACCTTGATAGAGGTCTTGTCAACTTTGATCTTTATCCATATCAAGAAAAAATGTTTGATCACTTTAACAACAATAGGTTTAGTATTGTTCTTGCTTGCAGACAGTCTGGTAAGTCTATATCTTCTGTGGCATATCTTCTTTGGTTTGCTTGTTTTAATCCTGAAAAAACAATTGCTATTTTGGCAAACAAGGGCGCAACCGCACAAGAAATGTTAGGTCGTGTTCATCTTATGCTTGAGAACCTTCCTTTCTTTTTACAGCCTGGGTGTAAGGCTCTTAATAAAAGAAGTATTGAGTTTAGTAACAACAGTCGAATAGTTTCAGCCGCTACATCAGGATCTTCTATTCGTGGTATGTCAGTTAACTTGCTTTATCTAGACGAATTTGCTTTTGTTGAAAGGGCAGCAGATTTTTATACTTCAACATACCCAGTTGTCTCATCAGGTAAAGACACGAAAATTATTGTTACGTCTACTGCAAATGGTATTGGTAATATGTTTCACAAGCTATGGGAAGGAGCAACACAGAGAGTAAATGAGTTTGTGCCTTTCAGAGTTGATTGGTGGGACGTTCCTGGGAGAGATGAAGAATGGAAAGAAAAAACCATATCCAACACATCTCAATTACAGTTTGATCAGGAATTTGGAAATACGTTCTTTGGCACAGGCAATACACTTATTCCAGCACATATTCTTTTAGAACAACAAGCCGTTCAACACAAAAATACTTTAGAGGGTGGTGATCTTCTGATATATGAGCAACCGCAACCTAAGCACAATTATATAATGTGTGTAGACGTATCAAAGGGTAGAGGACAGGATTATTCTACATTCAATGTGATCGATATTAGCACAAGACCTTTTAAACAGGTTGCTGTTTATCGCTGTAATACTATCTCTCCAATACTCTACCCAAATGTTATTTATAAATACGCTAATTTATATAATGAGGCGTATGTTATTATAGAGTCAAATGATCAAGGGTCTTTGGTTACAAACGGGCTATATCAAGACTTAGAATATGAAAATCTTCATATGGAATCTGTTATTAAAGCAGACCGTATAGGAGTTGAAATGACTAGAAAGGTTAAGCGTATTGGTTGTTCTGCCATAAAAGACATTATTGAAAATGGTAAGTTGAAAATAGTAGATAGCCAAACAATATCGGAAATGTCAACCTTTGTTGCTAAGGGAGTTTCTTTTGAAGCCTCTGAGGGAAATCATGATGACCTAATGATGAATCTTGTTCTTTTTGGTTATTTTGCAGTAGGAAATAACTTTGAAGAACTTACTGATGTTAATCTAAAAGAAATGATGTTTGAACAACGTATGAAAGAAATAGAAGATGATTTAACACCATTTGGTTTTATAGAAGATCACAGCGAAAAAGTAAATTTAGATGATGCCGTGCTTGAAGGAGACAGAATGAAAGGTTGGACAGTTGACAAAAGATGGGAATGGAACGTTGAGTTTTAATTTATTATAAATAAAGGTAATTGAATATCCGTATTATGATAAACATATAATTCGATTACTGGAAAAGGAATAAGAAATGGCAACAGGCGCACCTTCCGAATCCCCAGCCATTATCGTCAAGGAAGTAGACCTAACAGGTGGCGTACCTAACGTCCAATCTACTACTGGCGCATTTGCTGGGAGTTTCCGTTGGGGTCCGATGGAAGAGGCTACTTTAGTAGACAATGAAGCAACACTTGCCTCAACATTCGGTGCACCCGACGACACTCATACTGTGGACTTTCACACAGCCGCAGGATTTTTAAAATTTGCTAACGCATTACAAATATCTAGAGTTGCAGACTCAGGAGCATTAAACGCAGTAAGTTCTGATGGAACGGCTGCACTTATCAAGAACGATGATGCTTGGGACGCAGGCACATGGACAGGTAAAGTATTTGCAAAGCATGCTGGTACACTAGGTAACTCACTTAAAGTAGAAGTTGCTGGTCCAACAGCTTGGGCAAGTGCAGCAGCAGCATTCACAAGTCAATTTGATGCAGCACCAACAGGTACAGAACGTCACATCTTGGTAACAGACGAAGATGGCGTAATCACAGGTACTGCAGGTACTGTTTTAGAAAGATATGCTTATGTTTCTAGCAGTTCTTCATCAAAACTTGCAGATGGCTCAAGTAATTACGAAAGAGATGTAATTAACAATAAATCTAATTACATTCGTGTGAACGCAGCATTAGACTCTGCTGATGCACTTTCACTAGCTTCAGGTGCGGCTGGCACAAGAACAAATGCAAATATTCTAACTGCACTAGATGTCTTTAATGATAAGGACACTATTCAGATTGATTTTATGATTGCACCTGGTATGACTACTGCAACTAATCAAGAAACGATTGTTGATGATATGGTTGTAACAGCAGGCACAACACGTAAAGATTGTGTGGTTGTGACTTCACCAGCTAAGGACTCTGTTGTAAACGCTTCAGATCCTGTTACTGATACTGTAGCAGACGTGGCTGATTACACCTATAGTTCATACCTATTCGTAGATAACAATTGGTTGAAAGTATACGACAAGTATAACGACAAATACATCTTTACTCCAGCGGCAGGACAAACAGCAGGGATTATGGCGGCATCTGATGCAAATACTGCACCATGGTTCTCACCTGCAGGTTCAAGAAGAGGTCAGTATTTGGGCGTTACAGCTTTGGCATATACTCCAACAAAAGCACAAAGAGATACTCTATACAAAGCTGGTATCAACCCAATCGCAAATTTACCTGGGCAAGGCATTTTGCTTTACGGTGACAAAACACATATGAACAGACCATCTGCGTTTGATCGTATTAATGTTCGTCGCCTGTTCAACGTAGTAGAGAGAGCGATTGCCTTGGCTGCAAGAAACACATTGTTTGAATTGAACGATGAGTTTACTCGTGCAGAGTTTGTAAACATTGTAGAACCTTTCCTAAGAGAAGTCAAGGGACGCAGAGGTATCACAGACTTCCGTGTGGTATGCGATGAAACAAACAATACGCCAGCAGTTATAGATAGAAACGAATTTATTGCTAACATCTTCATCAAACCTGCACGTTCTATCAACTACATCACTCTGAACTTTGTAGCGGTTAGATCTGGAGTTGACTTCGAAGAAGTTGCAGGGCTACAGGTGTAAGGAGATAACAAATGGCAGTTTTAGGCGTAGATGATTTTAAAGCCAAGTTGCGTGGTGGTGGAGCAAGAGCCAATCTCTTTAAAGCTACTATCAACTTTCCAGGCTATGCAAATGGAGATGTAGAACTTACATCTTTCTTGTGTGAAGCAGCACAGTTACCTGCTTCCACAATTGGTACAATTGTTGTACCGTTTCGTGGTAGACAATTGAAAATGGCAGGTGATCGTGTATTTGATGTATGGACACCAACCATTATTAACGACACAGACTTCAATGTTCGTAACGCAATGGAACGTTGGATGAATGGTATGAATGCACACAGTGCAAATACTGGTCTAACAAATCCTGTTGATTACGAAGCAGATTTAGTCGTTGAGCAACTTGATAAAGACGGTTCTACATTGAAGACTTACAACTTTAGAGGTTGTTTTCCAACTGCAGTATCAGCTATTGACTTGAGCTATGCATCAGAAAACGAAATTGAGCGTTTCACTGTAGAGTTCCAAGTACAATATTGGGAAGCAGCTACCACTTCATAATGTGGTATAAATAAGAAACAGGGGGGCTGTAGTGGTCCCTCTTACTCTAATACTAGGATTTAATATGGCTGAACAAAACGGCATTACATTATTTGGTTTTGAAATAAAACGTAAAAAGGATGCTTCTCAAGAGAAGTTGCAATCTATTGTTCCACCTACTGATCAGGATGGCGCAGGATACGTTACAGCCGCAGGTGCACATTATGGTACATATGTCAATATCGGTGGTGATGATCATGCAAAGGATAACTTACAGAATATCAGACAATATCGTGCAGTTGCTACACACCCAGAGGTAGATGCTGCAATCGAAGATATTGTAAATGAATCTGTCATATCAGGTGAAGGCGAGTCCTCAGTAACACTTGCAATGGATAAGGTAGAAGGGATTAGCGAATCTCTTAAAAAACAAATTCAAGATGAGTTTGAAAGTGTTGTGGGGATGTTAAACTTTAATGAATTAGGGCATGATATTTTTAGACGTTGGTATGTTGATGGTAGACTATATCACCATCTCGTCGTTGACGAAAAAAATCTAAAACTAGGTATTCAAGAAATTCGTAGTATTGATGCTGCAAAGATTAGAAAAGTCAAAGAAGTTAAAAAGAAAAAAGATCCTACAACAGGTGCAAGTCTTGTTGAAAATGTAAATGAGTTTTATATCTATCAAGAAAAACCTGGTGGGATGACGCAAGGGATAAAACTTTCTAATGACTCAGTTTCATACTGCACATCAGGTCTGTTAGATGCAGATCGTAAACGTGTCGTGTCATACCTACACAAAGCACTAAAGCCAATTAACCAATTACGCATGATGGAAGACTCGCTAGTTATCTATAGATTAGCTAGAGCGCCTGAAAGACGTATCTTTTATATCGATGTCGGTAACTTACCAAGAGGTAAGGCTGAAACTTATATGAAAGACATTATGGCTCGTTACCGTAATAAACTCGTATATGATGCTGACACAGGAAAAATTAGAGATGACCGCAAGCATATGTCAATGCTTGAAGATTTTTGGTTGCCACGTAGGGAAGGTGGTAGAGGCACAGAGATTTCTACATTACCAGGTGGCGAAAATCTTGGTCAGATTGACGATATTATTTATTTCCAAAAGAGACTATACCGTTCTTTAAATGTTCCAATCAATAGACTGGAGCAAGAAGCTCAGTTCTCTTTGGGTAGATCTACTGAAATTTCTAGAGATGAAGTTAAATTCCAAAAGTTTATCGACAGACTTAGAAATAGATTTTCTACGTTGTTTACAGATATTCTGAAAAAACAGTTAATCATGAAAGGTTTGATAACTGAAGAAGATTGGAATCAATGGAAAAATGATATTAGTGTTGACTATATAAGAGACAATCATTTTACTGAATTAAAAGACGCTGAGTTGCTTGCAAATCGTTTACAAACAATGGATCAAGTGCAGCAATATGTCGGAGAATTTTTCTCTAAAGAATGGGTAATGAAAAACGTATTACAACTAGACGATGATGATATTAAACAAATGAAAGATCAGATTGCACAAGAAACGCAAGCTGGAGAAATAAACAATGATGAGGATGAAGATCAATGACAGAAATAACAAACGATTTTCTTGATGCGGTTTTAGCACAAGACTTCAGCAAAGCTCAACCTATGTTCCATACAATGATTGGAGATAGAATTAATGATGCTTTAGATCAAGAAAAGATCAAAGTTGCTGATCAGATGTTTAATGGGGCAGAAGAAGAACTATCGGATGATGATCCATCTGAGGAAGAAATTGAAGCTGCTATAGATGAACTTGATGATGATATCGAAGAAGTAGATGATGATGAGTTTAATGATGAAACTTAAAGCAGCTTAGAGAAAATTAAATTATTATAAATAAAGATAAAATAAAAAAATGACAAAAACGTTTAAAAATATTAGGGAACTTGCAGGCAGAAAGCCTAGCGGCGATTCAATCTTAAATACTAAGATTGATCGTATTCCTGTTAAGATTACTAAAGAAAAAAACGGTTTTGTTGTTTATATCGATGGTGACAGACTTGATAG